CTGTCATTCTTATGCTATTATGGAACTGGTTGATGCCAGGTTTATTTGGTTTGGCAACAATTGGTTATCTCAAAGCGTTAGCTTTGACTATGATCTCTAGAATATTATTCAGCAATGATGACTAAAGTATGTTTGGTATCTGTTACACCAGATGCAGAAAAAACTATCGGGTACGTTGCTCGCGTGAGCAACCCCAAGAATCAGGAGAACCCCAATGTCGAGGGTCTTCTTAAGTATTGTATTAAACATGGGCATTGGAGCGTCTTTGAGCAGGCATTCATGACCCTAGAGATTCATACCACCAGAGCGATTTCACCTCAAATTTTGAGGCATCGTTCGTTCACATATCAAGAATTTTCACAACGATATGCTGATTCCTCCCTACTCTCGGAGACGATCCCACTTCCAGAACTCAGACTTCAAGACGAAAAGAATCGTCAGAATTCTATCGACGGTGTTGACCCGTTTACTAAACAGAAGTATGAGATCCTGATGCAGCATCACTTCAAAGCAGGTATGGAACTATACCAGCAGATGCTTGATGAGGGAATCGCAAAGGAGTGTGCTCGCAATGTGCTTCCTCTCGCCGTGCCAACCAAAATGTACATGAGTGGATCTCTGCGTTCATGGATTCATTACATCGATTTGCGTTCTGCTAATGGAACACAGAAAGAACATATGAAAATTGCAGAAGCATGTAAAAAACATTTCATCTGTCAGTTCCCAATCATTTCCAGAGCACTTGGATGGTGTCCTGATGATGATTGCGGTTGCCCTGAGGATTGGGATGACCTTCAACCTTGCCTACGAATAGATTAACCATGCCTACTTACCCTGTAAAGAATACCAAAACTGGAGAGACACAAACTCTCTCTATGACCATGAAAGAATTCATGTCTAAAGTTCAATCAGCACATCCTAAAGCAAACTTGAGTCGATACACTTAAACTATGGCAAGAGCACGAAAGAAAACTGGTACACCTCAAACGTATCCAAATGGGATGTCGAAAAAGATGATGAAAAGAAAAAAACCTATTGATTCATCCTACATGGTTCCTATCAAACCATTAACCGATAATCAGAAACTTGCATTTGAGCAGTATGAAGAGGACAAGAATCTCTTGTTGCATGGTGCTGCAGGTACAGGTAAAACTTTTATCACTTTGTATCTCGCGTTGAGTGAAGTGCTTGACGAAAACACACCTTATGATAAAATATACATTGTAAGGTCTTTGGTTCCTACCAGAGAGATTGGTTTCCTACCTGGTGACCATGAAGATAAATCTGCGCTGTATCAGATTCCATACAAAAATATGGTGAGGTATATGTTTAGTATGCCTGATGATAATTCGTTTGAAATGTTGTATGACAACCTACGAGCACAAGAAACTATTTCGTTTTGGTCTACTTCTTTTATTCGTGGAGTTACTCTTGATAACGCAATTGTTATTGTGGACGAATTCAGTAACCTGAATTTCCACGAACTCGATTCAATGATCACCCGCATAGGTGAAGACTCTAAGATTATGTTCTGTGGTGACATCACCCAGTCCGATCTTACAAGAG